CTTGATCAGGCGGTGGCCAACACGGTCGGCACCGGGCTTCGCCTCAAGGCGATGCCGGAGAATGACCTCTTCGGCATGAGCAATGCAGAAGCGGAAAGCTGGGCCCAGACGGTCGAGCAGCGCTGGAGCCTGTGGGCGGAGAAGCCCTATGAGTGCGACATCGAGGGGCGCCGTTCCTTTGGCCTCATGCAGGCCGCCGCCTTCCGCTCGTGGTTCGCCACCGGCGAAATCTGGGCCGAACTTCCATGGCGCGAACGTGCCGGTGGACGCTACGGTACGAAGGTGAGGTTGGTTCCGCCGCATCGAGTCGTCCGGCGCACGGAACCGTCGCGCAATCTGCTGCAGGGTGTCCGCATGGATGGCGATGGCATGCCTGTCAGCTATCTGGCATCCCGCAAAGACCCCATGCTCGGCACCGTAGAGTTCGAGGTTGGGGCGCGGGACAAGCTGGGCCGCACCCGTGTCATTCACGTCTTCGACGGCATGCCCGGGCAGGTGAGGGGCATCTCGCCGCTGACGCCGGCATTGCAGGTGGCGCGCCAGTTCGACCAGCTGTCCGATGCAACGCTCACGGCGGCCATACTCCAGACGGTGTTCGCCGCGTCCATAACATCTGATGAGCCGACAGAGGAAGTGCTTGCGGGCCTTTTGTATAGCGCGACAATCTGGATGAGAGCAGCGCGTCAATCAGGATGAGACGCGGCGACCGAGCAACGACATGATTGTCGATGGGTTGTGTGTTGGCAAGAGATTTGATTGTCGCTGAGCGTCAATCAGTGCCGTCGTCGTCACTGTCTGTGTTTTTGATTGTCGCGTGAGCGCCCGGACGTCCACGTCCTCGCTTTCTTTCGATGGCTTCGCGTCGGCGGTAGCTTTCGACGTTCATCTCGATGATTGTCGCGTGGTGAACGAGGCGGTCGATGGCGGCCAGCGTCATTGCGTGGTCCTGGAAGATCTTGCCCCATTCGCCAAACGGCTGGTTTGCAGTAATCATCATCGAGCGCCGTTCGTAGCGTGCGGCGATGAGCTCGAAGAGAACGCTTGTTTCGGCCTGATCTTTGGTGACGTAGGCGATGTCGTCGAGGATCAGGAGGTCGTAGCGGTCGAGTTTTGCGATGGCGGTTTCGAGGGCAAGTTCGCGCCTGGCGACCTGCAAGCGCTGCACGAGATCTGTGGTTCGCACGAAAAGAACGCGCCAGCCGTTCTCGACGAGAGCGAGGCCGAGGGCCGCGCTCAGATGGCTCTTGCCACCGCCGGGAGGGCCGAACAGCAGTAGGTTGGCGCCCTTCTTCAGCCATGCATCACCTGCGGCGAGCGCAGTGATCTGGGCTTTGGAGACCATCGGCACATTGGCGAAATCGAACGTGGCAATCGTCTTGCCGGCGGGAAGCCGGGCTTCAGCGAGATGACGTTCGATGCGGCGCCTGCCACGGTCGGCGATCTCATATTCGGCGAGTGCCGCGAGGAGGCGCGCCGCCGGCCAGCCCTCCTTGTCTGACTGTTCGGCAAGCCTCGCCCATACGGCCTTGATGCCGGGAAGCCGCAGTTCGCTCAGCATCAACTCGAGACGGGCGGCATCGATGGAGATCGTGCTCATCGTGCAGCCTCCTTCTTGCCGGGCGCAGGGAGGTTGGAGTTTGCAGGGGCGAGTTCGTCATAGGTGCTGAGTGGAACCAGTTCGACCTTGACGCCTGGGATAGACGACGCATCGGACGCAAAACGCGTTCGGAGCTGGCTGATGTCCGGCAGCTGGCCTTGGTCGAGGCCTGCGTCGATGATGTCTGCCAGTTCGGCCTCACAGGCACGCTCATGCGCCATTGCCAGGAGTTCGACCGTCATCTTGCAGGCGCGCTTGTCATCAAGTTCCTCGCGCGCCACATCGAAGACGCGTGCGAATGCCCGTCGTGGAAAGATCTGGTCGCGGTAGACCAGGTTGAGCAGCGCCATGGGCTTCTTGCGCAGGGTGTGAATGACATGGCGGTAGTCAATGACGTGGCCGCCCTGGCTGGCCGAGACGGGCTGCCCGCGCGGAAGCGTCAGGACATGCGTGGAACCGAGCAGGCAATCGAGCCTGTCGTCATGAATGCGCACTCTGAGGCAGTGCCCGACAAGACGCGACGGCACCGTGTAGAATACCCGCCTCAAGATGAAGCCGCCGCTCGACGTTACGGTGACGACTTTCTCTTCGAAGTCGGCTGTACGGCGTTTGGGCAGCCCCTTGAGAACTGGACGCTCGAGGTCAATGCGCTTCCGGTTGCGGGCATTGCGCTGGCCGACGACCTCGTCGATGAAGTGGCGATAGGCGTCGAGGTCTTCAAAATCGCGGCTGCCGCGCAACAGAAGGGCATCACGAACCGCCATCTTCAAGTGACCATGTGCGCTCTCGATTGAACCATTCTCATGGGCAACTCCGGCGTTGTTGCGCGACGGTTCCATGCCGTAGTGGTTCATCAGCGCCTCGTAGCGCCGCGTCTGGTCCTCCCGGGCATCGAGGGTGAGATTGCGGAAGGCCGCCGACAAGCTGTCGCTGCGATGTTCCCGCGGCACACCGCCAAGCGCCCAGAGCGCGTTCTGCAGGCCCTTGGAAAGCGCCACGAAACTCTCGCCGCCCAGCACGGGTTCGGCGTGCTCGAACCCCGAAAAGGCAAGCCGGAAGTGATAAAGACGATGCTCGAGAGGAATGCTGGCGACCAGAATGCCGAGATCCGCCATGTCCGTGAAGTCCGATAGGCCTTGAAGGCCCGGTTCATGGCATTGCCGGAAAATGACATCCCGCTCGGGGCCAGCGAGAGCGCGCCACTCTCGGATCCGCCGCTCCAGCGTACGCCGGACGCCGGGGTTCATCTCGGGATGCCGACGCCGCAGTTCCTCGAAAACGGCGATTGCCCGGATGCCGGGCGCAGCCTGGAGCACAGGGATCACTTCGGCGTCCCATACGTCAAGGAGCGGGTCAGCCCGCCGCCGCTCGCGTGGAGTGGCTTTCTGCGATGGCAGCCGCGGATCCTCCTCGATCCGGTATGCGGTGGCGGTGGAAAAGCCGGCCTTGGCGGCCGCAGCGGGAACGCCGTGGTTCAAACGTAACGTCATGTAAAGCCTCATCTGTCGGTCGGTGATGTGGAGGCCGGGCAAAGCTCTGATCCTCTGTTGCCGAAAGGAATCAGTATCTTGGCTCCGGCCTGCTCGACCGCCAGACGGGTCTTCAAACGCGCCGCTGGTGCTGGCAGGTCTACGGTCGGGCTTAAGCCCTCCCTGCAACCTGTCAGCACCAGCCAGTTCTCACCTTGATTGACGCTGTCTTCTCATCCTGATTGTCGCCGCGCACCTTTTGACCCCTCAGGAACAGGCTAGGCTTTCTGCCAGCGGGATATCGCCCTGGGATGCCTATATCCAGGCGCAGTCGGGCTGGTACGACAACGCCACCATCAATCTCGGCATCAATGGCCGGATTGCCCATCTGTTTCCGGGCCAGAAGCTCGAGCTTCACCGGGCCCAGCACCCGCATTCGGACTACCGGGACTTCGCAGCCCACCTGCTGCGTGAACTCGCCCGCTGCATGGGGCTCACCTATGAGAGCGCCACGGCGGACTACACCAATGCCACTTATTCGAGCGTCCGGATGGCGAGCGGAGAGATCTTCCAGATCACGCTCTACCGTCGGGCCCATATCTTGGGACCCTTTTGCACCGCCGTCTACGAAGCTTGGCTCGAGGAGGAGATTGCGCGGGGCGGCATTCCCTTCCCCGGGGGACTGGACGGGTTCCTTGCCAACCGCTCGGCAGCGTCGCGGGCCATCTGGCGGGGAGCGCCCAAGCCGCAGGCCGATGATCTCAAGATGGCCAAGGCCCACGAGATCTGGTGCCGGCTCGGCGTCATGACTGACGCCGCGATTGCCGAGGACCTGGGCCACGACATCGAGGATGTCTATGCCCAGCGCGCGCGCGAGAAGGCGCTCAGAGCCACCTACGGCCTGCCCGACCATCAGTACCAGGGGATTACCACCCTCACAGGTGACGAAGCCGAAGATCCCGCCGCTCCGGATCCTTCCGAGGACAGCTCACAGCCATGACCATCATCACAGACTATGCCGACCCGTGCGCAGTCCTGCCGCGGATCCGGGAAGCCTATTACGCGCTGCTAGAGGGCCGGCGACCCGAGCTGATCGAGTTCGACGCCGGCAATGGTGTCAGGCGCAAGGTCCAGTACGGCAAGACGGATCTTGCATCACTTCGCGCAGAGCTATCCCGCCTCGAGGCGTTCTGTGGCCCTTCCGGCGGCGTTCGGAAGCGCTTCGGCCTCAGGGCAGGAGGCTACTGATGCCCGGACAGCTCCTCCGTCTCAGCGAGCGCCTGCTCAACACGCCGCTGCTCATCCATCCCGCCAAGGCCGAGATCATTCTCGGCGCATTGAGCGGAAGGATCGGCATCGATGCGAGCCTGTTCTCGGTCGAAGACAGCGCGGATACGCCAGAAGCCAATCGCTTCACTGGCGCGGCGCGGCGGGGGGACGGCAGCTCATCAATGATGCGCATCGCCGACGGCGTTGCCATCATTCCGGTGCTGGACACACTGGTGAACCGCGGCGCCTGGCTCGACAGCCGGTCGGGGCTCACCAGCTACGAGGGGATCGCAGCTCAACTGCGCGCCGCAGGGCAAGACCCGGAGGTACGGTCGGTCCTGCTGGATATCTCCTCGCCCGGTGGCGAAGCCGCCGGCATGGCAGGTCTGGCGGATCTAATCCGTTCGGTTCGCCAGACCAAGCCTGTCACCGCCTTCGTCAATGACATGGCCGCCTCTGCTGCATACGGCATCGCCAGTGCGGCGAGTGAGATCGTCATCTCTCCGACCTCGATCCTGGGGTCCATCGGCGTCGTCATGCTGCATGCCGACCGCTCTGGCGAACTCGCTGCGCAAGGCGTGAAACCGACACTGATCTTCGCCGGTAGCCACAAGGTCGATGGCAATCCATTCGAGCCCTTGTCCGACGCCGTGCGCGCAGACCTGCAGGCCAGCGTCGATGCCCATTACCGGCAGTTCCTCGATACGGTGGCGCAAGGCCGCGGCCGGAAGCTGACGGCCGACATGGCCCGCGCCACCGAGGCCCGGACCTTCATCGGTCTGGAGGCCATCTCGCTCGGCCTCGCAGACCGCATCGCCAGCTTCGATGAGGTGCTGGTGTCTCTTTCGGAACAGACCCGTTTTCAGACCACCCGCCCATCCGGGCGCACCGCTCGCAAAGGAGGGATATCCATGAGCACAGAAGACATGGTCGCTGCTGCAGAAGCAGCACCGGCCGCACCCGTTGCATCGGTACAGCCCGTAATCCGGCTAGAGGAAGCTGTGGCCGCCGCCCGTCTCGAGGAACGCGCCCGCATCCGCGCCATCGTCAATTGCGCGGCGGCCGAGGGGCGCGCAGCCCAAGCCTTGATGTTGGCCACCGAGACCTCACTTTCCATTGCCGAGGCCGAGAAGATCCTCGGCGCTTCGCCGAAGGAGACCCGCATCGAGGCTCTTGCCCAGCGCGCCAGCGCGGGCCCGGAGTTCGGATCATCCCGTGACGCCGACCGTCCCAACCCCAATGCACGCGCTGAAGAAGGCTGGAAGCGGGCCATCGCTAACGCCAACCGCCGCTTCGCGCGCGCCTGACAGGAGAAACCGACATGACAGTTCTTGTGGAAACCCGCCATCCGGGGGAGTTCATTCTTTCGGAAGCCAATGGCCAGCGCTCGCGCGAGGCCGTCACCATCGCCAGCGGAGCGGGCGTCATTGCGGCGGGCACCGTGCTCGGCAAGGTCACCGCCAGTGGCAAGTATATCGCCAGCGCCGTGGGTGCCACCGACGGCAGCGAAACCCCGGCGGCCATCGCCATCTACGGCGCGGATGCGACCAGTGCCGACGTCACCGTCTCAGCCATCGTCCGAGATGCAGAGGTGAACGGAAACTGCCTCACCTACCACGCCGACCGTGACCAGCCTGCCGAAAAGTCAGATGCCAATGCGGCCCTCGCCACCCTCAGCGTCATCGTGCGCTGAACCTGGAGGAATCCATCCATGTCCATTCTCAACATCTTCACCCAGGACGCTTTCAGCGTCATGCGCCTCACCGATGCGCTGCGCGAGGTATCCTACGTCCCCTCTGCCATCGGGCAGATGGGCCTCTTCCAGACGATGAGCATTGACACGCTCGACATCGCCATCGAGAAGGACAAGGCCCAGAACGGCATGCTGATCCAGGCAAGTCCCCGCGGCGGCCCGGGCCAGACCTTCGGCAAGGGCAAGCGCTCGATGCGTACCCTGAGGATCCCCCACTTCCAGGTGGATGACGCCATCAACGCTGACGAGGTCCAGCAGGTGCGCGCCTTCGGGGAAGAAGTCGCGGTCGAGCGTCTCCAGTCCAAGATTGCCGATCGCGCGGCGGAGGCCTCGCAGTTCTTCGCCCTCACCGAGGAATTCCATCGTCTCAACATCCTGAAGGCCGGCAAGCTTCTCGATGCCGATGAGACCGTGCTCTTTGACTACTTCACCGAGTTCGGGGAAACCCCTGCCGCCGAGATCGACTTCGACCTCGACAATGCGACCCCTGCCGAAGGTGTTCTGCGCAAGAAGTGTGCAGGCGTCATCCGCCAGATGGCGGCGACTTTGGACGGTATCCCCTACACCGGCATCATGGCGCTGTGCGGCGACGCCTTCTTCGACGACCTCATTGCCCACAAGGAGGTGCGGGACACCTACAAGGGCTATGCCGATGCGGCGAGCCTGCGCGGCGCCTACATCAATCCGGGGGCCGGTGGCCTTCATGGCTCCTTCGACTTCGGCGGTATCACCTGGGTCAATTACAAGGGCGGTGGCAGTGTCGGCATTGACACCAACAAGTGCCACCTGTTCCCCATGGGTGTGCCAGGCCTGTTCCGCACAGTCTACGGCCCGGCCGACTACATTGAAACGGTCAATACGCCGGGTCAGCGACTCTACGGCAAGCAGTGGGAGATGATGAACGGCAAGGGCGTCAATCTCGAGTTCCAGATGAACGCTCTGCACTATTGCACCCGCCCCCGCGTGCTTATTCCGGCCAAGCGCACCTGAGGCTGGGTCATCCATGGCCTCGGCCTTTGACGCCCTGGACGCCATGGCTTCGGGGGCTGCGCTGGAGGTGTTCGGAGAAGAGTCGGTACTGACCCCGCGGCGGTCTGCACAATACGTGGAGGCGTCGGCGGATGCCGACAGGATGTCCGTAAGAGTACGAGGTGTGTTCTCCGCGTGTTCCAGCACAGCCGATCTGAGGGGGCAGGGACGGGGTGGGGAGTTCACCGGCACGACGCGTCTTCTTTCCGAGCAGAGTGCCTTCTGGATTGCCGCCGCGCAGGTGGGCGAACTCGGCTTCCGGCCCGCGAAGGGAGATCTCCTCCGGTTCCCGGAGCGGCCGGGGAGCCCGTGCTTCGCCATCGTTGCTGTCCACCCCACCAGCATGGGCGATCTCAACCTTCTTCTCGTCCGGGAGGATGTGGCGGAATAGGGCATGTTCCCGACCGGAACATGCCCCAGTCCTGGCTCGAGAAAAAACTTCCGGGCTGGAAGGTTTTTGGCAGTGAGGGAGTTTCGGCATGAGCTTCGCCCGTCTTGCCATGAGGATTGCCGCCGCGCGCGCCCTGCTTGGGTCAACGCTGGCGGAGACCCGTGTCTATGACAGTGCCATTGCGCCGATCGACCAGACCATTGCCGAGGAGCGCCAGCCCATCCTGATCGTCACCACCGATGATCACGCGCTGGATGTGACGGGCCGCGACCTGTTCCAGGGAAGTGTGTCCTGCGACCTCGTCATCGAGGTGGCCATCGCCGCACGGGTGGAAGTGGCAGGCGGGGAGAGTGTCATCACCATCCCGCACACCGATGAGGGGATGGAATTGGCGCTCGATCTCATGGAGCACCAGGTGATGGCGGCGCTGACGCGGGAGCGGAGCGCCTGGTCGCGCGTCTGGATGAAGCTTGTCCCGCGTATCTCCAGGCGCCTGTCGCGGCGCGGTGCGTCGGTTGAGAAGGGCGTGCGCTTTGCCGCAAGGCAGATCGTGCTGACCTGTGACCTGATCGAGGCGCCAACCGACGGTGCGGCTGTGGCCGAGGGGACAACCTGGGCAGATGTCCTCTCCGTGATGGAGGACGACGCCGACCTTGAACCCATCGCCCGCATGCTCCGCTCGGAAATCGAGGGCACACCGCTTGCCGACTGGCGGCGTGCCGCCAACATGCTGGGCATCCATCTCGAAACCGCCAATGCCATTGGACTGGGGCCTGTGCTCGATCTCTCTGAAGACCCGCAGATCCTCGAGGAGGTGGAGGTTACAGCCGAGCCGGACCCGATGATCGTCAATGACCAAACGTCACTGGGTCGCATCGCCGATGCGTGAGATTGTCGAACTCGCCGCCCGCGTCGCAGAACTCGAACGTCGCTTCTCCGGCGTCATGCGCCACGGCACGGTTGCGGAGGTGGATCCGGAGAAAGCCACTCTGCGGCTCAAGTTTGGGGAAGACGAGGACGGTACGCCTTTCCTCTCGCCCTGGGTCCCTTACGCACAGATCGCAGGCGCCCTGAAGGTTCACACACCGCCGACGGTCGGCCAGCAGATGACCACGCTCTCGCCCTCAGGCGACTGGATGCAGGCCATTGCGGTGCCGATGCACTGGTCAGACCAGAATCTCAGCCCGAGCAAAGCGGGCGACGAGAACGTGCTGACCTATGGCAACGTCACGGCAACGATCAAGGACGACCTCTGTGAGGTCGTTGTTGGCGCCGCCACCCTGAAACTCACGTCTGCCGCCGTGACGATCAAGGTTGGCGGCGTCAACGTTGAAGTCAGCGACGCCGGTGTCGCCGTC